TGAACGCATAAACGCTTCTGTGTTTACGTTTGAGTTACGCATTCTGTGACAGAATACAAAGTTACCATCAGCACCACGTGCCATCCAGTCAATAAAACCAGCACCATACCAACTGTATTGAATCCCAATCATCTGCATGTATCTAACATCCATATTGTATCCACTCTTGCCAGTGCCGTCCATTCTGTCTAAGTTAAATTCGCTTTGTAGTACACGCTTATCTGATATTAAGTTTACTTTGGCTGCCGCAATATTTGTTACACCTCTAAAGTCTGGTGTTACTGTTATTTGTGTTTGTGAATCAACGTGAGCAACAACATGTGTCATTCCTTTAAGAACAATTCTATCCCCTGCTCTAAGTTGATCTCTAAATCTTGTATTCGTGCCTACAACTAAGTTACTATCTCTGTTAATAGCAATAGTACCAGCAATTTGTTTCGTACTTGTACGTTGTGCTACACTTAAATTAGTTCCATCATATTCCCAATAAATTCCGTTTTGGTCATCAAAGATACCTGAGCGTACTGTTGCTCCGTGCCAACCAACAACTGTCATCTGCGCTGCAAAACCTAGTACTGCTGATGTAGATCCTAAACGTCTACCGCCTAAACATTTAATAGTACGTTCGTCAACTACTTGCGTAACTGTATATTCGCCATTATAGCCTGCTGTCTCAGCACCAATAATTCTGACTTTGCCGCCTACTTGTGCTCCGTGGTCGTTGTCATCAGTAACAATAGTAATTGTAGCACCTAGTTCTACACTTGATGATGTAATACTTCTCACATCATAACTTGGAGCAAACAAGGCACCAGTTGTATACATAATACCTTTACCTGACTGATATCTAATGTACTTTTTACTCTGTCTAATTGCTTGAGCACCGTGTTGTGGTCCGCCTGTTCCTAACTGAACACCGCCGTCATATGGTCTGTGAACAAAGAACGAGTCTGGTCTTAGATACACGTTACCTTGAATTCTATCTTCAGTACTGTCTCCTGTAAATTCAGCAATCGCTCCAGGAGCTCTTGCGTTATATCTTACAATTTTAGTTGTAGGAATTTGAGTAGCAATAAATGATCCTGATGCTAGTGTGTGATTGTTAGTGCCATCATCTGATGCTACGTCAATAATAAATGTATCACCTGGAACAATACCATGTGAGTATGGCCAAATAATTTCAATTGTTGCTAACGCTTCAAAATCTACACTACTTCCTGAAGTAATACTAGTAGTCGAAAAGTCTGTAAGTGTTACTGCGTTTACTAAGTTTAATGATCCGCCGCCAGCACCTGTTCCAGTAATGCTAACTGTTGCTATTCCTCCACTGCCGTCGACTGAGTCAACAACTAATGTAGCGTTGTTTCCCGGATTGTCTCCGCCTAAATTTGTTCCAACAACAACAATGTTGTTACCAACTTGATAATCTGCTCCATTTGCGTTAATAGCAACACTATATACACCTGAAGTTCTAGTAATATTAAATGTTCCGCCTGCTCCAGCATGTGCTTGATTAACACCTGATACTGCTGTGAAGTCTGTTGGTAATGATGGTGCCGATCCTGCTATTGATACTGTGCTAATTGAACCGTCAGTTCCGCCAACAGCACTAATAGTTATTGTAGCATCATTGCCTGGTGTTGATCCACCAATAGTGTCGCCTGCTACTGTAAATGTTTGATCTATATGATAATCTGTACCTGCTGTTGCTATAGCAACACTGTAATTACTACCGTCGTTAGTAATATTAAAGTCAGCGCCTGTTCCAGATAAGTTTGCTAGTGTTTTACTTTCAAATGATCCGCCGTTGAATGCTGATGGTACTGACGACACATCTGCGCCTTCTAGTCTTACATCAGTAATTCCACCTACGGCATCAACCGAAACAACTCTTAAATATAAATCATTTGCTGGACTTGCTCCGCCCATATCTGTACCAGCACAAACAAGTGTATCTGCTGTATTGTACCCTGTACCTGCCGAGCCTCCGTATTGAATACTGTATGTAGTTCCATTTACATTAATACTAAATTCAAAGTTTGATCCTGAACCACCTGTAAACGTTAAGTTTCCACCGCCAAAGCTATAATTTCTAGTTTGACTTGGAGGAGTACCAATACTCCAGCCTGTATCTGGTGCTAGTGTTGTGATTGATCCACCGGCACCAACTGCTGTAACTTTACCAATAAAGTCATTACCGCTATTAGCTTGATTACCGTCTTGGCCTGTTCCACCTAGCAGTGAACTTCCTGCTATCTTCAATCTATCGTTTATAGCATATCCTGTTGAATCGTTTGGTGAGTTAATATCAACTGTTGTAAATCCGTTATTTTCATATAAGATATCAAAGTTTGTTGTTCCAATGCTACCTGAGCCATTGTTATATGTTTCAGTAACACTATTGTATGAAATACTTCCGCTTAATGCTGTTCCTGTTACACTTGCCGCTGTAATGCCGCCTGTGCCATTAACTGTTGTAACAATTACTAAAGCATCATTTGCCGGAGTTGCGCCGCCTAAATTATCACCTGTAATTGTAATTGCGTCACCAGCAACATACCCTGATCCTGATTGTGCTATTGATGATACAGTATAATTTATTCCGTTTCTATTAATATTAAACTGTCCATTACTACCTACTGGACTAGGAATGTTTCCTGATACTGCTGTATATGTTTCTGTGTTTCTAGTAATAGCTTGAGTAAAACTACCACTCATTGTTACTGTACTACCTACAACAGTATTAACAAAAATAGCATCTCCGCTACCGTTATCAGCCGCTAGTCCTGGAACAATTCCTGTAGTATTACCAACTGTAAAATTTGTGTTACCAATACCAATATCACTTGATAATTGCATTCCTAATGCGTTACCATCAGGTGTACTAGCAATACCAGTTACCTGTGTTCCTGTTGGGAAAGCTGGGTCATCAATCGGAGCACCAATTTCTGGTACATCACCTGTAAACGCTAATCTGTTTTCACTTTGCTGTGCCGCAAGTGCCAAAGTCATAGTACCTGCTGTACCGTTACTGTATACAAAAAACTGTGGCTGTCCTACACTTGCTCCAGTGTAGAAAGCACCTTTACGTAACTGTGTATACGTTGTTGATAGTACTTGTCCGCTTGCTGTACCAACTTTTGCTTTAGCATAAAATGTAAATGTGTTATTTGTTGGAATTGTTGTAATAATAAATGAACCTTCAGCTCTTGCCGCTCCAACAACAGCATCTTCAAGTGCTTTAATTGTAATCGGAGTGCCCGGTTCAAAGCCGTGAGCACCTAATGTTGTTACTGTAATTAAACTAGCACCAATGCCTTCTGATCCTACAGAAGCATCTGTAGTAACACTTAATACCTGTGTATCAGTACCTGGTAATTCGTAAACACTTGGATAACCACGCATCATACCAATAGCTGACCATTTAGTAGGCTGTAGTCCGTATTCAAAGTCAGCATCAAGCATACTTAATGGAGGCGCTACACGCATACGTTCAATAGCATCAGTACCAAAATCAAATGGTCTTGTTGTTTGTACTGGAGAATCTACAAAGATTTGTAATTCGTCTTCAGTACTCATTGTTGATGTATTAAATTTTAAATCTAATACAGTAATACTATCTGTTACTTGTAAATATTTTGGAAAGTCAGCATCTGCGTTTTCGTTAGCATTAACTGAATCATATTTTTCAACATAGCCACTACTATCTCTAGGTGTTACATCATCTTTACGTGTTACAATACCGCCTTTTAATTCGTCAGTAAAGTTATAAATTACTGTTGCGTCTGTTGTGTTAGTAACAATAAGTAAGTCGCTTGAGTCATAGTTTCCTACAAATCTAACATGTCCTAAGCCTTTACGCTCAAATGTTGGTAAAGCACTAGTTCCTGTTGTTAATACATCAATAACTATTCCTACTAGTCCGTTAATACGTGCTCCTGCTGGTACTTCAGAATTTGTACCATTTGTTACTTGTGCTACGTTTCCTTGGAATGGAGTTGATTGTGGACTGTTAGTAAAGACGTGATTAACAATTAAGTCTCTAGTAAAGCCTTTAGCTAAGATTTCTGCTTGTCTGTCGCCGTCAACTTGGGCAACGTCTTGTTCCCAATATGTATTTGAAATTCTTGTAGTTTCTTCGTTTCCGCCGTAGCGCATGTCAAATGCGTAAGCATCAAGATTATAACCTGTATCTCTTTCACACTTGGAGTCGTTATAAGTATAACCTACAAACCCTGTTGTTCCTGCGTTAACTTGATATTGTATCCAAGCCGCTACTTCTTTTTTAATAAATTCTTTGTTAAGTGATAGCAGTGCGTAAGCATTAGGATATAAATTATCATCTAACCCTAACCCTGGATAAAACTTATAGTCGTAAATCTTTTTCTTAGCCATTCTTTATGCTCCAAATGCTACTGCAAGGGCTGTTGCCGTTGCGTCAACATATCCTTTTCTTGTTGCGTGTGTTGTCTGTGTAGGGTCATTTTGTAATACAACATTGTTAACTATATTTACATCACCGTTAAGGTTAGCACCATTAAGATTGATGTTACTAGCTGTACTATCAGGAGCAGTTGTCATATCAATTGTATATGCCATTACTTGTCCTGGTGTGTTATATCCAATGTCTACATTGTCTACTGTACCTGGTATAGGTCCATAACTATTTAAAGCAACTCTACCGTCAATAACAGATAGTGTTGTATTAGTTAAGTAGTTAACTTTAAAAATTCCGCCGGTTACAGCAAGACTTTCAAAACTGTTTGTAACCTGTACACCTGTATCGTCACCCGGTTGTTCTTCCGGTGGCACATATGCCACAAACGGAGTTCCATTAAGCAAAATACTTTGAACGTTAATAACAGGAGTTGTTAATCTTCCTGTAGCATCAACTGTAAAGTTTGGACTTTCAAATCCATTTTGTGCTTGGAATTTATCGTTGATTACTGTTGCCATGTTCTACCTTATATTGCGCTAATCTGTTTAATTGTAATAGTTCCACGCATTGCTGAGTGTGAAGTACACTGGTATGCGTAGTTCCCACTAATGTTTGCTGGAATTTTCCAATATAGTGTTCCACCTGTTTGACCTTGTGCGTTACTACCTGTAGATACTACGCCTGCGGTTGATACATGTGTAAGTCCTGTGTTGTACTGTGCTCCTGCTCCTGTTTCAATTTGAAATGGATGCATTCCCATTGACGAATCGTTTAAATCAAATGCTATTGTAGCACCATTAAGAGCAAATATAGTTGGATCTTCAGTTGATCCGTAAGCATCAAACTTATATCCGTTACTGTTATCAGCTGACACTACAAGTGTAGTAATAGCAGGATATGCCATTCTATCAATTGATGTTTGTGTGTCAACCCAAGCAGTGCCATTCCAAACAATTACTGTTCCAGTACTTGGTGAAGTTATTGTAACATCTGAATTGTCGCCTAATGCGCCGCCTGATGATGCAATTGTAATTGTATCGCCTGCTACTGATGTAGTAATACCTGTTCCGCCAGCGATTGTTAAAGTATCTGTTGTATTGTCTGCTTCTGCTAATCCGCTGTCTCCTTGTACATTCGAGAAAGCATTTTGGTTAGCTTCACCTGAGTTTGGCGATCCAACATAGTTAATTGTAACTGTGTCACCAACCATCGATGTTGAAATATTAGTTCCACCTGCTACAGTTAATGTATCAGTTGCGCTATTAGCAGTTGTTGATCCTGTGTCTGCTGTAAATGTTTCAAATAAACTTTGTGTACTACCTGCTGACACTGTTGCGAAACTAAATGTTCCGTCGCCAGCCGCTGTTAGTACTTGCCCACTTGAACCATCTACTATACTTAAATCTGTTAGTAGTGATGGAATAGATGGCTTGTTGTTTAAGTTATTATAATTTGTAAAATATGAACTATCAAATCCGTCTAGTGTGTCAGCGTCTGTTCCGCCGCCACCTGATGTTGAGTCAGTTCCTGGTGCCCATTTTGCTCCGTCCCATTTTAAAACGTTACCAGCTTGAGGTGCTTGTGATACCGTATCAACATCTGTCAACGAGTTAATGTTGCCGGTGTAAGCAACAGCAGATAATGGATCAGTATAATTTGTAATTGCTCCGCCGCTTGCGTCTAAAAGCAGTTTATGCCAAGCGCCTGCGTGTGCTACGTGTACTGTACCTGTTTGATGATTATGTAGCTGTGCGCCGTGATAAGTGCTTGCACTGACTTGGTTTAACGCATTAGTACTAGCAACGTGGAATGCTATTTTATTAACTTTAGAATCATCATTTGGAACATCAAGTTCCATGTTTGAGTTAATAATATCTTTTAAACTTGTTCCGTCACCTAGTGCGTTATACAGTTCATCTGTATTAGCATTTAGTTTTGTACCTGCGCCACGAAGCGAATCACCTGTTCCGTCGTTTGCTGCACCACCTATATTAATCGTTGATTTTGCCATTTTTACACCTTATCAAATGTTATTGTTGTAGTATCCATCGTTGTTTCTATACTATCAAATGTATTTATACCATCTGACACTTCTGTAGATACATCCGCGACAAATGCTGGCGGAGTAAGTTGATGAATAGTTTTAGCATATGTAGCATGAAATATTAGTTTAGCACCAGCATACACGTTGCTTGTAGGATCAGCTTTAATCTGTACTCTACTTTCGTCAACTGTTACTGAAATATTAATTAACTCCTGGTTAATACTTGATCTGCCAAAAATACTTGCTACTGCTCTATCTGGTCTAGCAACTACACTAAGTTGCATAATTTCTTTTTCGTTTGAATCGTGTTCAACAGTTATCTGGTAGATTGCGCTACTAAAATCACCTAGATGAAATTCATCCATTATAGTTCCAAACTGTATGCCTATCCAGTTACCTTTGTAACTGAAACTTGACCTGTCTGGTAATGATATTGTTTTGTTCGCACCCTTGGAAAAGAGACTAGATAAAAGTTTGTTCATGATTCATGCTCCATATTGTATTTATCGTTTAGAACATATATGGATAGTTAGTATATTAAGATAAGTCTGTTAAGCTATGGGCAAACTGGTATAAATTATCAAATATATCCGTTTGTTTCTTTATATCTTTGTTAGAAAACGTGTTTAGCTTCTTGGAAGTTTCAATCCCGTATCCTGTACGTACTAATACAGGCTTTGCTTTAGCCTTTACAGCGGCTTTTAGATCACTAATTTTATCCCCAACATACAATCCGTTTTTCCAATTTACACCAATTTCAGCTGATGCTCTTTTAAACATTCCTGTATTTGGTTTAGCATATATGTCATCTTTTAAATTAGTTGTAGAATAATATAATCCGTTAATGCTTTTACATCCAATATTTCCTAATAATTCTAGCATATAATTATGAACAAGGTCTACATCAACTGCGTCCATAATACCTTTCATAATGCCTGCTTGATTAGTTAAAATTACTACATCGTAACCTTTATCTCTAATTATTTTAACTGCTTCTAAACTTCCTTCGATAGGTTTGAAATCTTCAGGCTTTGTTACATATGTACCAATATCCTCATTTATAGTTCCGTCTCTATCTAATCCTATTACCGGTGTACTCATTAAGGTCTCCATCTATCATCTGACCATCCTACCTTATTTGGATTAACCCATTGTAAATCTTCTAGGTATATAGGATCATTATTAATTAATTTTTGTTTCCAACTATCTACAAATTCTTTTGTCTTTGTATCTAACTTTTCTATATGTGTTTCGATAAATTCAGCCGCTTCGTGTGTTAAAGGATGTACTTCCGGATTAAGCATATACTGATGTTCAGGCTTTCTACTTGGAACACTCTTTGGTCTAGAATTAAAAAATTCTTCGTTTGTTCCAAACCCTAAAGCATTTAGTATAGGAGGTACGCTAGTTGCTATATCATCTTTATAAATTTCAAGGATTGATCTTACATCTTCTAATTCTAATTTTTTATTATCTTGATTAAATGTAAGTGATTGTTCTTCCCAACCTTCAATTGGATCTCGAAAGTTAGTTGTAACAACTTTACATCCAATTGCTTTTAATGCTTTATGAGTTGACGATATAAGACTACAATCTCTCATAGTACAATGTATCATATCAGCCCATTGCCATTTATTAGTATATTGATAATTGTTAAGTTCAAATTTCCCATCATCCATATGACTTTGATGAAAGTTTCCTGGTGTCCACCAACCGTGTCCCATATGGTATCGGTCTTCACGAAACATACTTGACCATTGTAGTAAAATTATATCATCTTTATTAAACTTGTGTATAGAATTAGCTTCCCATAGACGCATATTGATATACATATTACCTGCGCCACTTTTTGCCCAGTTAGATGTTTCATACCCTTTATTTTTATATTGGTATAGTAGTATGTCTGCCCACGTTGGATAAAAATATTGTGTTAGGCTACATCCAAAAGCAAATATCCTCATACTAGACTCCGCAAAAGTCCTAACATCATTTTATGCGGAATAGATTTTATTTGATCAAAGTCAATTTTTTCTTGGCATCTTCTTTCAGCATGTTCTTGGGCTTCGGGAGGTATTTGATTATATTGTTCTAATATTTTATCAGTGTTAAACAATCCTAACGCATACATAACGATAGAAAAATTATATTCATTAAACAATACGTTAGGAGCCATATCATCGTCTATAGGAATACGTGTCTTCCACATTTCTAAATTTTGTTTTAATGATTCTGGTAAAGGAGTATCTGCTACTGCTTTCCAGAAAGGAGTATCACGTCTAGGTGTAATGTAATGTAAAGCAATAAAGTCTCTAATGTTGTCTGTAATATCATTTACTTCATTGTTATATTTTTCTATACTTTGATTATTATAATTAATTAAACGTTTAACTAATAAAAATGTTTGTTGTATAGTAGTACCAATACTACTTGCTTCTAAAGGCTCTACAAAACTAGCACTAAGTCCAGTAGCACATACATTACCTATCCACGGTTTATCAAGTGCGCCAGGATCAAATTTAATGTGCTTGGCTACCTCAATTCCGTGTCCAAGGTATGCTTCTACCTCACGTTGGGCTTGTTCGGCAGTAATAAAGTCACTGTCAAAAATATATCCATTACCTTTTCTGTTCCATACTGGTATACGAAACATCCAACCGGCATCCATAGCCTTTGCTAGTGTCCACATTGGTATTTCATTGCCTCTAGGATCAATTGTATTAGTATATTCTGTAGGGAATACAATAGCTTCTTTCATTTTAAGATGCTTACTATAACTTTGCCATTCGGCACCGAGCTCTTTAATTAATAATCGACTAAATCCTGTACAGTCAATATAAAAATCATAGTTGTATGTTTGTTTTTCGCCTTCAATTGATTCTATTACGTTTTGATCAGTTACATTTACTTTTGTAATTTCATCGTCAATAATGTTTATACCTTTGCTAATTGAAAAATTAGTTAGAAAGTCATTTAATTTTTGTGTATTGAAATGATATTGGGCTACTCCCGTTTCGTTTGGTTGTTCCTCAATAAATTTCATAAACGGTGTTTCGTTTTTCCAGAGATAAGTTCCTACGAACTCTTCAACTGGAACCTTCTCACCGATCAATTTAGCTAGTACCATAGGAAATCCCATATGATCAGCTACTACCGGGTCATGTACGTTTTGTAAATATGGATCTTTAGTCCAGTCTTCAAACATAATGCCTGCTTTAAATGTAGAATCACATTCTTTTATAAGTTTGCCAGCAGTAATACCTACATAGTCCATAAACTTTGACCAATGTTCAGTAGATCCTTCGCCAACACCTATAGTTCCAATCTTACTTGATCGGATCATATCAATTTTCATTTTAGGAAAGGTTGCTTTTATAATTAGTGCTGACACAAATCCTGCTGTGCCACCTCCAACTACTGCTATGTTCATACTTTTATTCATCTAATGTGTACCATCCAGTTACAATATACTTAACTCCTTTATATATAGGATTACCTCGATGTGGATGTGTAAAAGATGTAGGAAAAATACAAAGTTTACCAGGTTCAGGCTTACACTTTATACCTTGATACAAAAATTCTGTTTCGCCGCCTTCTTCAACAGCGTTTAAGTAGACAGTATAAGCAAGTATACGTGACGATGAACTTAAATCTGCATTCTCACAGTGCCAAGCATGATATCCTTGGTGCGGTTTAGTCTTTTGTATACTCATTCCTTTAGGCGAATGTTGTAAAACGTTACCTAAACTTTCGTATTTGCCTCGATACTTCTCTGTATAAATTTTATTAAGGGTACTATAAAAGAAATGGCAAAGATCATCGTCGGCATGATACCTACTATTATGATTTGCCCAGTCCATGTATACACGTTCGTCTTGATTCTTTGTACTACTTTGTAAATTTGTTAAATTATTAGCTGACATTTCCTCAAAGCGTTTTATAACTTGCTTACACCAGTCAATCGGAAAAGCATTTGGGTATTCTTCAACTCCGTCAAAATTACCATCCATTATTTTCTCCTATATAAAAAATTGTTGGTTTAATCTGTAAAGATTACCAGTAAACATTTCTGGTTTTACATATGCTGTATGTAGTTTTGATTGATTATACAAAACCATCCTATTAAATATCATCGGAACCATACCGATCATTTTAAAATCACCAATACTATCTGTAATATATTGTGTTATAGGATGCTTTCCAGCAACGTCTAATGTTTTATTCCCAGGTTCGTCATATGTTGTTTTATCATTGTATGTATAAAAACTTGTACCACCAGCACATTCGTTAGGTGTATTAAGATATATTGTAGATGCTATATTAATTTTACTAGGATTATCCTGATGTGGAGCAATCGGAGGTAGATTGTCTGTTTGCATTACATTTACCATAAAGGTAGCTCTCATTAAACTTTCTTGTACCCAGCCCAAAGGATGCTCATAGTACACATCATCAAAGTATGTACTAATTAATTGATCGAAAGCCCATCCTAAATTAGATAATTCATAAAACGCATTAACTCTTAAAGCAGGATTGCCACCTCTGATACGTTTATTATACGAGGCAGGGATATCTAATGCTAGTTTTCTTACTGCCCAAGGATCTTTGTAAAAGTCATCAACAATAACTACTTTAACATCATTAAATTTTTGTACTGAAATGGACCAATCAGGATTAACGGCAAATACTTCGTCCTCATCAATTACATTTTTATCCATTGTGTTTCTCTCTTATAACAAAATTAGCACTTATAGTTGCTCTGGTATTACTACTTTGGTTGTCTGATACATAATGTCCAAGGTTACTTGGAAAATATATAATATCTCCTTCTTCACAAGGAGGTGTTATTCTATTGTTGTATTTGAAATCTTTAGATGACAAACTAGGTAAGCCTGACTGATGAAAATAGTCATATGTATTGTTATGAAACACAAAATTTCCACTACTAGGAGGAGTCTTAAGCATGTAAGCACAACTAATCTGAGCAGGGCCAGCATGATTATGAACTTCTTGGAACTGTCCTGGCTTATATCTATTAACCCAACATTCAATTTGGTAATCTAACGAAACATCTACGTCAAATACTTCTAAATATTCATTTAATCCTTCGATAGCTGATCTAATAAATCGTTTAAATGGTAATTCGTTAGCTTTTTTATTTCCGTAAGTAGTATCAACGTTACTATACCAAGTAGGTACTTTAGCAAAATTAGAATCATCGTTAAGAATTTCTTTAAAGTCTTCTTGAACTAAACTATGCTCTTTTAATAACGTTTTATATACTGGTATACCAAATAAATGTATGCTCATTAGTTCCGCATTTCAATTAGTTTGCCGTATTCTGGCAAATAACAATACTCCATTTCACTATTGTACAGTGTACGTACAGCATCATCTAGTGTTTCTACTAAAGGTTCGCCGCCTAGATTAAAACTAGTATTAAAAATAATCGGAACTCCTGTTTCTTTATAAAACGCATTAATAATGTCATAGTAATGTTTATTTTGTTTTTCGGTAACTGTTTGTATTCTACAAGTACCGTCTACATGAATAATACTTGGAATCTTTTCAGCAACTCCGTCTTTACAATCCATTGCGTACATCATATGCGGACTTTCTTCTAGTCCTTTCATATCAAACCATTCATGTGCGTGTTCTGCTAAGATTGTGCCGGCAAATGGACGGAAATATTCTCTACGTTTGACTTTATTAACGTGATCTTTTCCGTCTGGGTCTGTTGGATTGTATAAAATACTTCTATTACCTAATGCTCTTGGTCCATTTTCAGAACGTCCTTGAAACATAGTTACAATAGTATTGTTTTTAATAAGTTCTATAACTTTATCGTTAGTAGGACAATCAACTACTGTAGCATTATACTTCTCAGCAGTATCATTAATCTCTTTGTCAGTATATGTATAACTAAATCCTTCGTAAATAGTTTCTGCGTAATCTCTTACTTTTTTATCTTTAGTTGTTTGATGATAAACTAACAAAGCGGCACCAATTGCTGTACCTGCGTCACTTGAAACAGGCTCTACATATAAATTAATACCTTCTTTAGCCAATTTATCTAAATACCAATAGTTAGCAACACAATTTAATGCGTATCCTCCGCTAAGTACAACATTTTTATTACCTGTAGTTTCTACAGATTGAAAAATTAAGTCTAAAACTTGTTGTTGGGATCCTGCTTGTACAGCATATGCTAAATCTCTTCGATTTTCTAATGTTGTAAGATCAACATTACTGTCATGTAAGTCTTCAGACGTTTCTAAAAACTCATATTTGCTTTCGTTTACCACAGCCGCATTAGGATATGTAGGTACAATTACATTTCTATCACTGCTAGTCCATTTGCCGCCGCCACCGTTAGTATAAATTTGAGGTACATTAGGGTTAGGCTTTCCATAAGGTGCTAATCCCATAGTTTTACCTGCTTCAATTGGTTGAAATCCACAGTATTGTGTTACTGCTTCGTATGCTTTAACAATGCCAGCAGTATCATCTAAAATTAATTGGTGATATCCTTCTTCACCTTCTCTTTCAGAAGGAATATAATCAACTTTTGCTCCTGGGAAAGGACCGTTGCCGCCTTGATGTTTGAATACAGTTTTAAAGTTATCAGGATATGAACAATTAAAAATAGTTTCACATTCCCAAGTCATAAATTCTTCTTGGAACTGACCAGCATTAATATTCATCGGAATAAATGTACCAGCACCGTCTACAATTACTGCTGTAGCACTTTCAAATCCTGATCTATAAAACGCACAACTAGCATGTAACTTGTGATGTATATGACTTAGGTCAATTACTTGTCTATGATCAAAGTTTGAACCAAAAGCATTTTCCGCTCTATCAATAAGTCCTAACTTTCTTGCTAGTCCAGTGTACATATCTCCGCCACTAAAGTCAATTCTACTTGAATCTGCTAAAGGTTGTGTATGTGCTACTACTAGATAATCTAATTTATCTGTATATTCTAAAAATTTGATCATTGCGGCAAGAGGTCCGCCATCATACTTTTTACGTGTTAAGCGTTCTTCTTCAATAGCAAAAACAATTTCGCCATCTTTAAGGAGAACTGCTCCTCCATTGTGTCCTCTTGTGATTGCGCCAATCCACTGTGTCATACGTTTTCTTCCTTAATAAGTTGTTATACTATATGTACCTATAAAATCAGTCAAGATCGTTCTGATTTGGCATAGGTAAAGTTGTTTGTTGATACATTAAAGATGTACCTGCTTGAGTTGATAATGTTTCAAATGTTTCGTATTCAAAATCAGCAACAAATACTCTACGATCATTTAATGTAGGATATGTTCCGTGAAATACTCTTCCGTCCATAATAACAACACCACCCGGCGTTGGTTTTATACGAACGTGATTAATGTCATGTTCAAACGGCTGTAGTGTAACTAGTGATCCTGCTAATGGATATAGTTCTGTTGTTTCTACATCGTCTAAAAACATTACAACCGATAATTGTTTGCCTGGTTGATGACAATGCATACCACTGTACGAACCCGGAGGATATTTTAATCCCCATGCTTTTAAACATTTACCCATAGTAATTGGTAAACTACTTTGAAGTAAACATTTTTTAATAAATTCTTGAAAGTCTAGTTCAGGATCAACTGTGTCTGGGTAATTCATTTCACCTTGTGTATAAAATACATAAGGCATAAGTTTATCTTTTTTAGTATCGTATATTGTATCGTCAAATAACTTTTCAAACCTTTTCCATCCGGGGTAAAAGTTATCTGTAATGACCCAAGTCTCTAAACTTTGCGAGGCTTTTACTTGCGGCTTAACATTCTTTTGCCACTCGTGTTCCATTCTAGCATCTAAAGCTCTATGATCAAATTCTTCAGCCAATTTATTTTCCTGTTCTTCCTAATATTTGAGCAGGTTGTTTAGCATGTGTTACTCCGTCTGAATGTACTACTCCATGAGTTGGGCAGACCTCCCCTTGCTCTTGTTGCGGTTTGTAGTTTCCGCTGTAACTTCTCGGCTTACCCAAACGCTTGCGAGCACTTGAAATAATCTTTTTAAAACTTTCATCATTTAACTCCATAACTTCGTCATTAAATCTTTCGATTTCATCTTCCATAGTAAGTCTAATAGGACTAAACTTACGTTTGCCTTCACCTAAATCAATAATATCAAAATCTGGTGAGTCTGGATAAGAAATATTAATAGGATATGTACTACCAATAACACTAGTACATGTAGTACCTAATGCTTTTGCCATATGTTGTCCTAAACTATCACATCCAATAAAGTGATCAGCAATTTGAATTACACTAGACCAAACTCTTACATCTGGAATTTGTGGAACAGCAATAGGAACTGTTGGCTTTTCTTCAATAGTTACAGGAAACTCGCTCATTACAATCACAGCATAGTCGTCACGCAAATCTTTACAAACACGTATAACATCATTTAAGTGAAAACTTCTTGAAGTTCCGTCAATTACAAAGTCACCCATATTTTCGGCTGTACGACCAAATGGTTGGAACACTACTACTTTGTCTTTGCCAGTTACTGCTTTAATTTCTTCAACAACTTTATACCCTTGTACAAGTTCATGCTTGTTCATATGTATAGTTGGATCTTGTAATTTTCTAACACCTTTGTTATTAATAGCAATATCAAATGCTTGTGCTAAACTACATTTTTGATTATAATATTCCCAGACTCTATACGGCTCTGGCGAAATAATATCTCTATCTTTAAGATAATCTTTAAATAAATTTTTATGCCAATTGTCATATGCTAGTTCATGTAGTTGTGGATGTCCTTTGTAAAAGTCCATTCCGCCTTCACAAACAATAATAAAGTCTTGATCTTCTTCGTACAGTTTTTCAAACGCTGGAATACTTGCGACAACCCTGCCTGCTCCACCGTTGATAAAATATGCTTTTTTGCGTTCCAATGTTTTCTCCTATTATAGAAATATTTACACAAGAAAAGTTTTAGGAAAGCCATATGTGGCATAAGAAAAAACCCTTACACGTTAATGTAAGGGTTTTTATAATTTAAATTTTTTTAAGTTTATCTTTTGCCGGCTACTTTAAGTGCAGCAACTGCTACGTCTACAGCAAAGGCTCCATCTCTATACGGATCTTCTGGATCTGATGCCGCATCTGGATCACGCATATCTTTTGGCATAACTGGCCACATTTGAACTGCTTGCCATGGTTCGTAACCTTGTGCTTGTGCCCATGCTGGCAAATCTCTTAAACGCTGTCTGTAAGCTATCCAAGCATCTTGAATTGCTTGTGGAGCATCTGTTTGTCCAACTTTAGCATCTGTATCATTTAAGTCTTGGTCTCTTACATCTCTAAGATCTTGCCATGTAAGATCCATTTTTGTACCTGTTGCGGCCCAATCTCTTACGCCAATATTAAACGTTTCTGTATCAAAATCATATGTGATATCATTATCGTTATAAATGTCTCTTGGTTCTAAGTCATTTGTGTATTCTACGTCTTGGTGCCCTTCAGGAGCGTCCCATAGTACTAACCATTCTCTTTGTCTACGTTTTTGGATCATGTCATCACGACCACAATCGTTACCAATTTCACATAGTAAAGGTTGTTCTTTACAATCAACTGTTATTCTTGTAACGTCAGCGCCTGATGGACGTTCAAGGTCTTGTTTTAACCATAAACACCAACCAGTTTCTTTTCCGTAGTCAGGATCGTTTGGATCATTGCTTACTTCAAAAGTTAAAAATTCCGGACCGTTGTACGTAAATGTATCTGTACGTCCTTCGGCGAAACTATTTGTTCTCCAGGCATCCCATACTGGGTAAGTAAATGTTTTACTAATCATTCTCATTTTATATAACTCCTAAAAGTATTTATCATTATCTACATAAATGTTATTCTGACTACACCAGATCCGCCTTGACCTGATCCGCCACCACAACACTTGGCCCAGTTTCCACAATATGAACTAACACCCGATTGTCCACCGCCTGCTGGCCAATCAATATGACAACCACATGAACACCAAGAAACGTTAGTAACGCCTACTTGCTGTTTACCGATCATCGGTGCTGAACCTGAGAATGAATAAGTATACCAGCAGTGACAGCCACCATGTCCTGGTTCTGTACCACTTGTTCCCATCATTCCAAAATCTGCGCCAAATATTCCACATACTCTACAGTTAGAACATGTATGTGTATGTCTTGGTCCCCAAGCATCACCATTACACATCCAACCCGGACAGCCACCTTCTACACAGAAGTTTGACAAATTATGTCCGTTAATGTATGATTTACAACCCATTCCTGCTACACAAGTATGTGCTTTACCACATGGCCATGAGCCACCTGCGCATACACTGTATTGACATCCTGGAGATGTACTAATTGTTTTAGTAGCATAACTACCACCTGCTCCACCAATTGAGAAAGAACAACAGTTACAACAAGTCATGCCTGGAGCGCCGCCTCCACCTGACCAAATTTCAAATGTTACTGTACTTGCTCCATTTGGAACACACCAGTAACAACATTTACCATTTGCTTGTTCGCAACAACCACTTTGTCTAGCACAAGCATGGCAAACCATGCCACGAGAATTGTAAATCCATTGTACTCCGTAGTTGTTACCGTTACCGTGGGCAATATCATCACTTGTAATACTACCGTCTACAATTGATTCACCTGGTACTTTTTTATAACTTGCGTATGTTGCCATTTTTATCTTTCCTTAAGCGAATGTTACCTTAACTAATCCTGAGCCACCCATATTACCGCCTGCGCAACATTTTGCCCAGTTACCACAATATGAACTTTGTCCTGTTTGTCCGCCACCTGCAGGCCAGTTCGTATAACAAGCACAGTTACACCATGCTTCTGCGTTTGAACCAGCAAATCTTTTACCTACAAAAGGTGCTGATCCTGTCATGCCCCAGTCTCCTGATTTACATTGACATCCACCGTGTCCGCCTGTTACTCCGGTTGATCCCATAATTCCAAAGTCTGCTCCAAAAATTCCGCATATATTACAGTTACCACATGTTTGTGTGTGTCTAGGACCCCATGCGTCTCCATTACACATCCATCCTGGGCAACCACCTGTAGCACAAAAATTACTTAGGTTATATCCATTTACATAACTCTTACATCCCATACCTGCTGTACAAGTATGTGATTTTGAACATGGCCATGTACCGCCAGCACAAATTGAATATTGACAGCCAGGACACGTACTAATACTTTTTACTGCGTAGTTACCACCTGATCCACCTGCTGAGTGCATACAACAGTTACAGCATGTGCCGCCTGCTCCTGCTCCACCGCCACTCCAAATTTCAAATGTTACTCTAGAAACATTTGCTGGAGCTGTCCAGTAACAACATTTACCATTTGCTTGTTGGCAACAGTTTCCGTTATCAGCACAGTGTTGACATGCCATTCCACGCTCGTTATAAACATAAAATGAGTCATATTTGTTACCAGCTTGAGCGCCTAGTTTAGCCGCCGTAATACTATTATCTTCGAAGTTGTCTGCTGTTAATGTTTTATAACTTGAATACGTTGCCATTCTTTTTCCTTATACAAATGTAATCTTTACTATGCCTGATGCGCCTTGGCCTGAACCACCCGCACAACATTTTGCCCAGTTATTACAATAACTTGATGTTCCTGATGTACCTCCGCCTGCTGGCCACGGAATATGACATCCACAAGCACACCATGCTTCGTTTGTCATAGTAGCCATATACATGCCCATACCAGCACCAGATCCTGTCCAACTTGTTTGTCCATGACATCTACAAGTTGTTGTACCTGCTTTAATACCAGCATCTCCTGAAAAGCCAAAATCAGCTCCAAAGATACCACAAATTCTACAGTTAGCACAACTAGTTACAGCGTGTCTTTGACCCCACGCATCTCCGTTACACATCCAACCTGGACATCCGCCGTCTGTACAATAATTACTTAGGTTATGTCCGTTTACATAACTTCTACATCCCATACCTGCTGTACATGTGTGTGATTTACCACAAGGCCAACTGCCTCCTGCACATACACTATACTGACATCCTGGATTAGTATCAATTGTTTTAGTTGCGTAGTTACCGCCGAATCCACCAATTGAAAATGAACAACAATTACAACATGTGTGACCTGGGCCTCCGCCGCCGCCACTCCAAATTTCAAATGTTACTTTATATACGTTGTCTGGAACACACCAATAACAGCACTTACCGTTTGCTTGTTCACAACAGCCTGACTCTCTAGCACACTGGTGACAACGTAAACCTCGTTCGTTGTAAATCCATTGTACCTTACGACACGCTCCAGCACCGGCTTGTAATTTTGCCGCTGTTATTGCGCCCGATGGGATACTATCTGATGTGACTTTTTTATAACTTGCATACGATGCCATTATCTTGTTTCCTCAATCGTTATACAGTGAATACACGCCAACCGTATGTGTCGCCTGAATAAACCAGGTCAAATGCCGCGCCTTCGGTATTAACTGTCATATTTGCACTATCACCTTGGATAAGTTTGCTGTTTCTACCAATTGTAAGGTTATTACTATCAAACGTTTTACGAATGTCATAAAATCTTACAATATCACCCATTGTAGGTGAACCTGGAAGATTAATTGTATAACCTCCACCGTTAGTGTCTACGAACAACTGTTCTCCTGATGCAGCAGTAGTGGTACCTGTTACCATTCTGCCGTTTAGGACTCCCACAGGTATCCAAGCTGTGCCATTATATAATTCTAAAACACCAATCTCTGTGTTGAATCTAATTGCACCTTGCCCAGCATCTGCGGTTCGCTGTGCTGTATTACCGAAAGGAACTGTTAAGCCTGGTGAACCTATTGAAATTCTTCTACCCATGTCTTTATCCTATCCTTATGTTTATGCCGCTGGTACGGCTGTCTCAATACCCATAACCATCGCAGTTACAGATGTTGCAGATGATCTACAAACAATAATCTTGCTTGCCTGCGCAACAATACCTGTTCTTTCAAGTACACCGTTTGGTCCAATTGATGTCTCATACTCGAGATATTCATTTGCTCCTGGTGACGCAGAACCTGCTACTGCTAATCTTACACTTGCTGTTGATGATCCTCTATTACAAAAAGATACAGTAACAACGCTGTAAGTATCGGCAGGAACAGTGTATACGCTTGAATCGCTGTTTGCTCCTAGATCTACTGATCCTAAAATTCCTGATGCCATTTTTTACACTCCTATATAGTATTTAGCCATTAAGTTTTACTTGTTAAGAAATAACTCATTGCTACTGGACTTCCACTTACACCGCCATTAAAGTTCATACCTGTTGTGACCGTAATTGGTGAATTATCCGTAGTTGAAATTGTATTTCCAGTGATATTTATTTTACCTGCTGTAACAGCGTTAACATTAAGAGAGCTACTACCTCCACCAATCTGTGAATTGATGTATGTAATAATTGCTCTTTGTGTTGGTACAACGTTATCACTATTAGCACTCATAGTTCCATCAGTACTAAATTCGTTAATTGTAGCGCCACCTTGTCCTAAACCAACTGCGCCTAGTGACAGTTCTTGTAGACCTGCTAAACTAAATGCACTTGTATTCAAGCTCGCACTACCTGTTGATTGCTCCACATTAAACAAACGTCCAACTCTAAAGTTACCATCTTGGTCAGTACTTGTGTAGAACACTCTGCCTCCGCCAAATTCTTTAACTTCATCATTTGGATCATTTGGATAAGTTGGTGTGTTTGGATAATTTGTTTCTGTTAAGTTACCAGTACCAATATCTAGGAAATCGTGTCCTGTTAATCGTACTTGTGAATAACGTCTGCGCATTGTAACTGATGTACCATGTGCTGGTGCGCTTTCAATACCTGTGTCTGGTGATATTTGTAAGTTACAACTATAGTTGCCTGCGCTTCCTAATAGTTCTCTTACAAACACAATTTTAAAGTATCTACTATCGCCAGCAATTTGTAAATTAGCACCTTCTGTTGGTACATCTGATAATCCTTCAACATTTAAGAAGTTAACTGATTGGAAGATATCTGCGTACCCATCGCCTACTACTGTAGCGCCAGCTGTTTCAAAGTCTGTACCTCTAGCACTAAATGTAGGTTGAGTTAATACACCACTTCCAACTCTAACTTCTGTTGGACATAGTAGTGTTTCACTTGGATCTGTAATTGTTAATGTTGGAGTAGATGTATATCCACTACCTGGATTAACAATAAAGAACTGTGTAATTCTTCCAGTAGCAACTTTAGCTCTAATAATAGCGCCACTACCACCGCCGCCTGTAATTCTTACTCTTGGCTCAATAGTGTATGCTGTTGTAGCATCAAGTGTTGATTCTACAGCGTTACTATGGTGGAAGTTATCCCAACCTGCTGTACTATCTGATTCTTTAGCAATGTTAGCAATTTTAGTACCTGAATTGTATGCTGTAATAATACCATACTGTCCAGCGCCAACACCAGCTGTAATAACAATTCTCATACCAACGTATTTTGTATTGTTTGCTGTTTCAGTGTTTGACAATGTAATAGTAGTTGTACTACCAGCCTGTGCTGTGTTAGAACTTGTTGAATATCCGCGTCCACCTACTGTGTCTGCGTCATTTAATGTTCCATCACCATCAAGATCAGTTTCACTAAATGTTGATCCGTCATCTGGATTTTTTAATCTTACTTCAAAAATACCATTGTTTACAACATTAGCATTATCAATAACAGCACCGTAACCATTACCACTAATTGTATAAGTTCCGCTTGTGTAGTTATTACCTGCGTTAGTGTATTCAAAGTGAATAATTTCACTACCGTCTGTTAATGCTCTACCAATCTGTGCTTCTAGTTTTCTGTTGTTGACAGTTCCTGTAATTGGAATCTCTGTTGCGTCAACGCCTTCTGATACCGCACCATGATCACCGTATGAACAGTTACCATTAGTACCACGTATCTTACCGCCGTTTTCAGCTAGGTAACCAATATGTCCGTAGTATGAGAAGATACTAACAAGTTCTGCTCTACCTAGGTTAGTTACCCACGCACCAATACCATCACTTAAAATTTGTGTAAAGTCGTTAGCAACAATCGAGTCGTTACCACCGTTATGTAAATCTCCATCAACTTTAAGTCCAACACACGCTGTACCAAAGTTTGATACACCTTGTACATATGGAGAACGTGTACTAATCCATACACGATCATCATCTGGACCCCAACCTGGATCAAGAGCACAGTATGCTCCTGTGTCTGGACGCTTAGTTCCATACGCATTTGCACTACCTAATGTTCCGCTTAATCCGCCTAGTGATTGATTTCTAACACCAGTAGCATCACGTAGCAAGTACATATTTTCTTTTGTACTTCCGTTAACACTATTTGAATACATTTGACCTGCTATTAATGTAGCATAGTTACTACCTTCTGTGCCGCCACCTGTATAACTTTGTTCTAAGTCATATATAAATGCGTCAATGTAATGTTTTACATCTGCTTCACATGCTGGTTCATCAAATGTATATGAAGGATAGTTTGCGTTAATATATTTTGTTACATCTCTAGCAATATATGATTTGTTTAATTTTAACAAACGCATTGCCGCAAACTTGTCTTGATCATCAACAAACGTATTAGTTCCTCTAAACACTGGTGCTGTAGAGTCTCCTGATGCTCCGTTAATGTCATAGTCAATTTTGTCATATAGTTCTTGTGCTAAATTAGAAACAATAGTACCCACTGTTGATGTACTTAATGGTTTAGATATATTCTGAGTTAAGTTGTTACCTGATTGCTCAGTAATATCTGTACCTTGACAAATAGCACTTAAAATACTCTTCATATGTAAAATACCAGCTAGTGAATAAGTTGTATCATTTGAGTTTGTTACACTTCCTGCTGGTTCAACTCTTGTTGAACGTAGTTCGTCACCTACAACTGCTGTTCTTTCTGGAACTCTAATTGGAAGTACTTCAGTGTATGTACCTGTTTTTACAAATACAACTTTGTGTGTTTTTACTAATGCTGGGATTGTGTAACCACCCATTAATGAAATAGTACTTTTAGCAATAGCAACTGATGCTGTAATTGCTGCAAGCGCATTTGGCTCTTCAACTCTTGTAGCGTCTTTGATTTGTAAGTATCTATCAGATGAAGCAACACTATCTAAATCTTGATAATCTGCTGGAGGTGTAGCACTATCTAGTACGTCTTCTACTAGATCAACTACAAAGTCTAACGCCGCAGTATTTTGTGTTTCAGAACCTGACGTAAAGTAATCGCCATCTGTTTGAGCTTTAATTAAAGTAGCTAAGTCTCTGATATGTTTATTTCCGCCTTGTCTTAGATCTCTTAAAGCGTAATCAAGTACAATTCCTGCTAGTCTTTGGAACTTAGCTTCATCAAAAGCAAAACCAATAAAGAATGGTGATGTTTGTGTAATGATTTGTCTTTTAGCCCATTTAGCAGTTTCAAATGCTATGAACATTCTGTTTTCTTCTAACAATGTTACCGCGTTTGGATTACGTGGACCTTTTTCAATTTCTTCACATGCGTAACGAATTGATTTCCAAGGACGATCTAGTGTTCCGCCGTTTGTTGGATACGGATTATTTACACCGTTAGTAGCAACATAATATACATCTGGTGTTGTTGCGAAGTCTTTCCATTCTGGAACGCCTGTACCAGCAACACTTAATACTTGACCTTCTGTACCAATTGGTAATCTTGCTGGACCTGAACCACTGTAATAAAGTATATCACCTTCAGTTGTTAAAGCACTTTCCTCAGCACCCGATGCTACGTTATTCCAGTATGTTCCTAATGAATCTGCTGATGGTTTATTAGTACCGCTTGATGTATGTGCAAGAATACAAACATAACTAATTAAACCTTCACGTACAGCATCTCCTGCGTCATAAAGTGTAGCATTAGACCAAGTATCTTTCCATTCAATACCTTGGTTTAATCTTGCCCAATATGTAGTGTTTGGTGGACGTTGATTTTGATGATCAGCTATAGCAACATATGTGTAGCCACCTAATCTTACAACATCACCAATTTTGTATTCTGTGTTTGTAGAGTCATCACCCCAAGATCCTCTAAGATGAAATCCTGTTGTAACTAGATCCCATTTAGCACTACTTGACGGAACTTCTGCGTAAACGTTATCGTTAGCAACATATTGGTTACCACCGTAAGTTACAAAGTCACCTGGTTGATATCTTTCATATCCTGACCATGTGTTTTCAAATTCCATTCCTGGAACAAATTTATCCCAGTTAGCAATATCAGCTTGTAGTGTACCTAACTGCGAATCAGGATTAGTAGCAACTGATGTGTGTTCAGTTGTAACAATCCAAAGTGTAGCACCAAATAATACAACATCGTTAACTTTATAACGTGTTGAGTTAGTCCATTCACCTTTGTAGTCAATACCTTTGTTTAAGTAATCCCATTTTGATTGATCGTCTTCTAAACCTAATGTTAATGTAGCGGCTGATGTATGTCCTGTATTACAAATGTAAACAGTACCACCGTACTTAACCATATCGTTGATTTTGTAACGTGAGTTAATTGCCCAATTTTGTTTCCAATCTTGACCTTCTGAGAACAAGTCCCATTTTAAAATATCTTGCTCAAGTCCAAGTGCGTTACTAGCCGCGGCAGTGTGACCAGTGTTACACAAGTAAATGTTACCACCATATTTTACCAAGTCATTTGCTTTGTAAACAGTTGCAGCTGTCCAATTATCTTTCCAGTCAATTGAAGTAGCAAACTGATCCCATTTTGATTGATCAGCTTCTAGTGTTGCTTGTGCTGTATGTCCTGTATTACAAATGTAAATAATACCACCATATCTTACGATGTCATTTATTTTGTAAAAAGTTGCTTGTGTCCAGTCTGCTTTCCAGTCTGTACCATCACTAAACTTATTCCAGTTTACTAAGTCGTCATAGAAATTAGTAGTAGCTGTATGTCCGGTTATACATACATAGGTTCTACCGCCATATCTAATTACATCATCTTTTAGATATTCAGCGGATGCTGTCCATGCATCTTTCCAAATAAATCTAATTCTACCGAGTTTAATTTCTGCCATTTTTTGCTCCGTTCTTGGTATTATACATATTTATCATTATCCGTTAAAGTCATCTCGTTCAGTTCGGGATGACAGGAATAAATTCAATCCTGCTAAGCCACCGCCTAGTGGTCCGTTAATTGTAAAGTCAGTGTCTACAGACGCCATTGCATCTGGATTGTTTGTTCCAGCTGTGTTTGACCATGTATTTTCTTCAAATACAAGCTGACCTGCTGTTAGTTTGTTGGTAAACAAGTTAGATCCACCACCTGTGAATCTATTCTCGATATATGCCTTCAGTGCTCTTTCTGTTGGAATAATATTGTCTGAGTTAGCAACAAAAGTGTTATCAGTACTAAATTCTCTAATAACAGCTTGTGTACCACCTACTCTAATACCACCTAGTCTAATTTCATCTAGTCCTTCTAAGTCAAAGAAGTCAGCACTTAATGTAACACCACCTTGTGCCTGTGATACTCTAAATAGTTCTCCAACTCTAAAGTTACCGTCTTGGTCTGTACTTGTGTAGAACACTCGTCCTCCATTTGATTCAACAACTTCGTTTGCTTGTACTGTATCGTTTTCAGATGTCTGTCCTTGTACATAAAGTGCTGGATAATTTGTTTCATCAAAGTTACCAGTACCAATGTCTAGGAAGTCGTGTCCTGTAAGTCTACAACTACTATAACGTTCACGTAAAGTAACTCCTACGTTATGTAATGGTGCTGTTGATCTACTTAGTGTTGGTGATATTTGGAATGTAATAGTAATATTTGGTGATACTCCTGATTGTGAATTAACTTTAACAAGTCTATATACTGTAGGATTGCCAGCAAACACAACGTTTGCTCCTGGTCCTGGTACAACACCAATTCCGTTAATCTTCATTGTATTACCAATTTGTAATTCTTCTCCAAATCCATCGCCGTTAATTTTAACAAGGGCACTTTGATATCCAGTACCTCTGTTATAGAATATTGGTTGTGGTAAAACACCGTTGTTAATATCTACAGCAAAGTATGACTCGTCGTATGCTTCAGGATCTGTAACTGATACTGTTGGTGTTATAATATATCCACTACCTGGCTCATAAATTTTAATTAATGATAGCTTGCCATTAGCAACTTCTGCTCTTGCCCAAGCTCTTGCTCCGCCTGTATAAACGTGTGCTGTGGTTGATGCTACGTTTAGTGTAACAAATGATGGTTTATTAGTTAAGTAACCACCAGCAATACTTGTCATCCCTGCGTTAGCTTCTCTAACTACCCAATATTTTGCGTTGTCACTTGACGCTGTTGTTCCTTGTGAACTTGCTAAGTGGAATAATCCGCCTGTATAACCAACTACCCAATTTTCTCTACCAGAGTCACCAACTACTTGTGAATCACTCCATGTTGTGCCGTTATGACTGTATATGACTCTATCTGATTGTGCCATTGTAGCTACCCAAGCATTATTACCAAAAGCAATATCATTATACACTTCTGGTGATTGTGGAGTAACTGCGGCGCCTGTTGTCCAATTTAGACCATTATCAGTTGAAGTAACTGTAGTACCATCTTGTGATATTGCTATCCATTTACCTGCTCCGTATGCTAGTCCTACCCAATTAGTATCAGATGCTCCAGTTGCTGCAACTGTCCAAGCATCACTAGCAATTACTGTAGAATCACTTGCTGTTTCTGTTTGTTGTACATAAGCATTGCCGTTTCCTGTAGCAAGACAAATAATTGTGTCTCCTAATGGACCGCCAACTGCTACTTTTTTCCAAGTTGTACTTAATGGCAATGTTGAATGATCGTATGTTGAACCATCATTTGAATATACCAACTGATCTGAACCATCTGATAATCCTAATAGTAATGATCCTGTTTTAGCAAAACTTACATATGATCTAGCATATGATGTTTCATGCTGTGTCCATACACTTGTATCTAACGAAGTATACCAGTCGTTAGTACCAGTTGGAGCATAATACCACATTCCTAATGCTTCACTATAACCAATGTCTGCTGCACCCGATTGTATATTTCTATTTGCTTTTGTAAATGTTGGAGCATCAACTGTAACTCTTGGCTCGTAATCATAAACTGTTGTTCCGTTTAGTACTAACACGTTGTCTTTACCTGGAACAATATTATCCCATCCAGGTTGTCCATCAGTATCTCTGTATATAGTTGCTACTTTTGTACTTTCGTTATATCCAGCAATGTAACCATATTGTCCTGTACCAGCACCTTCTTTAATTACAAGTCGCATTCCTATTAGTTGAGCTGTAGTTCTTACTTCTGATGCCGCTAAAATAATAGTTGACAAATCACCGCCTTGTGCTGTGTTTGAGAAACTTTTAAATCCTCTACCACCTACGTTTGTACTACCATCTGGTAATGCTAAATCAATTTTTGAAATAGCACCCTGTCTAATTTCATCAAATCTTATATCTAAATCAGTACCTGATGCCTGTGAAATAGATGTTGTAGCACCTGTATATGTTTGTCCAGTATTTTTAAATGCTAGTGCTAATATTTGATTACCATCAGCAAACACTTCGTCTACTGTTGCTTCACCTGACTGGTTATCTACTGTAGCTGATTGTGGTGTTTCTGTAGTATCAAATCCTTCTGACACACTACCAAATTTACCATATGAATTGTTACCGTTAGTAGCACGTAAGATACCACCGTTTTCAGCTAGGTATCCAATGTGACAATAATATGTAAACACACTAACTAGCTCTGAACGTCCTCTGTTCGTAGCCCAATAGCCAATACCATCACTAATAACTTGTGTGAAGTCGTTAGCAACAATTGATCTATTACCGCCATTGTGTAACGATCCGTCGATTTTCATACCAACACATTTGTTACCGATTGTAGTAACACCTTGTACATATGTTGATTTATTATTAATCCATACACTTTGATCATCTGGACCTGCGCCCGGATCAAGTGATACAAATGAGTTTCCTGGAATTGGTCTTTGTGTACCATAATCGTTATCTCCTGATAACGCACCACCTTGTAGACCTCTAAGTGTTAAATTTCTAATTCCACAACCGTTTCTAACTCTAAACATATCAAGTCTAGCATTATCATTTGGAACTGTTAATGGTTCCTGTGGTTGAAGGATGCCGTGTAGGTTAATTCTTTCTCCTAATACAACATCAGTTCCTTGTACAGCCGGACGTATTGTTGTTGATCTTAATTCTGAGCCAACTAATGCTACTTTAGCAGGAATACTAATTGGAAGTATTTCAGCAAATTCGCCGCCCATAACTTTAACAGTTGCGCCAGCGCCGACTCTATTTGGTTCATCTTGTAAAAGATAATTCATAGCAAATCTTACAGTTCTAAATGGAGCGTTTAACGAACCACCTGCGGCCGCTTCGTCGATTCCGTTACGTGAAACATAATAAACATTTGCTTGTAAATCTAAACTGTCCCAAGTTGGTAATCCTGAAGTTGCTCTTAATGCTTGTCCAGTAGTACCAATTGCTAAACGTTGTGTATCAATTGCTGTTGAATCTTGATCTTCAAAAGTTTTTAAATCACCTAGTCTTGCTAGTTTATTAGTACGTGTACCAAGGATCATTATTTTCCAATAATTTTGATCTGGTTGTTCTACATCTTGATCTGGTCTTGAAGCAGATTCACTTGAATAATGATTCGCTGTACATACATATGATGTACCTTGCCATACTACAATATCGCCTTCGTAGTATTCAATATTATCTTCCCAAGTATTTCTGAATTGTCTGCCGTCGATAACTTTTTCCCAATACGCAGGCCAATTATCTGGTTGTAAATCTGTGTTGTCTTGTATACAAATATATAAGCTACCGGATAGTCTTACTACATCACCTGTTTTATAAGGAGTAATTGTACTACCGTCGCCTGCTCCAGGATTATTCCAGTCATATCTAAAATTATAACCTTCGAATGTTAAATTCCAATCTGTACCTTGATTTAAACCTGGTGCTGAAGCAAAGTTAAATGTTAATGATTTATAAACATAACCACCATATAATACTAAATCATTTGGCTGGTAGTATACATCTTCTGCCCAAGCCTGATCATACTCGGAACCTGGTAACCATATTTCCCATTTGTTTGCGTTGTAATCTGTATTAAATCCAGAAGCGTCAGTACTTGATGTATGTCCTAAAATACATCTCATTAAGTTTCCGCCACGTTTAACAATATCACTTACTCTGTAGCGATAGTTCTCTTGCCATTCGCCGGATGTTAAGCCAGACTCTTCATCTGTTTTTGTAACAAACTCAACTCCAACATAATGCTGTTCCCATTTAGATTGGTCTTCTTCTAGACCAAGTGTAAAGTTATCTGCAGATGTATGTCCTGTTATACATCTGTAAACAGTAGCACCATATCTAACAATATCGTTTACACGATAACGTGTACCAATTGCCCATTCTGATTTCCAAGTATCACCATCTGATAACACTTCCCAATCTGATTGGTTAGCTTCTAGTCCTAAATTTGAATTTGCAGCTGAAACGTGCTGTGCTGTTGCTTTGTAAACTTTACCGTTATATCTAACTAGATCGTTAATTCTATAAAGTGTATTAATTGTCCAGTTGTATTTCCAATCTGCTGATGATACAGCAACAATTTTCCATTTTCCAATATCAGCAACTAGACCGTCTGTACCTGAACTAAATGTAGAGGCAGAAGTGTGTCCTTCAGTACATTGGTAGATACTAGCTCCATATTTTACAATGTTACCTACACCGTAGGCTGTGCTTATTGTCCAAATTCCTGTCCAAGTAACACCTTCACTTTGTTTTTTCCATTTTGGTCTTGCTGGTGTAACATCTGTACCGTTTAGATCATTAGTAAATGATCCTGCGCTGTGTGGACGTAAACATACATATGTATAACCAAGGTACTCAATCATGTCATCTACGACATAATCTGTACCTCCGGCCCAAGAGCCTTTCCAATTAAATCTTATTCTGCTTAGTTTAAATTCTGCCATTGTTTCAACCTTTTATGTATTTATTACACTCCTGTTGGGTAGGTATAACCTTCGTTAATCCTTGCCACTAAGTTACCGCTATCATCAACGTAATAGTTAATGTTTCTATTATCCCATTTAAATTGTTCGTAGTTTAAATTTAAATATTCTTTTTCATGGTTAACATTTCTACCTTCAAAAAAGTCTTCACCCTGTTCAAAGTCTTCATAATTTTGTGCTGGATCGCCTTCTTTGTTAATAGTAATACTATCACCGGTTTTTAATTGATCCATTTTAGCAATGTACAATTCGCCATCGTCTGTTCTACGCAATCCATAAAAATATCTTGCGTCAGTTTGGCTGACCATGTCAGCAACACTTTGTCCTAAACTACCATCACTCATTATACAATCTCCACTATACTTACAATTACGTCTAAGGAATCAGTTTGGTCTGCTGTAACGTATAATACGTTAGTTGCGTCCAAAACAATTTTTTCACCTTTTCCGATTGGTTTTAAACTTGATCCAGGAGCAATTGGCATTCCTTTTACCATTGTTCCAATACTACTTGCTTCGTCACCAATTTCAATAGTACACCCTACCATACCTTCAGTTAAGTTAGCTACGTTCATTCCTATAACAGTTGTACTTGTTGCCGGTGGTACTGTGTATACAGCAACTCTTTCTGTTCCAATTTGTTTACCTATAATATTTTTAAAATTAGTTGCCATTCTTTTTTCCTATATTGTCAGTGCTAATTTAATAGCAATTTCCTCTGCGTCATTAAACGTAACAGCACCTGTTGCTCCAGCTACTGATACCCAGTTATTTGAGATATCGTAAATTTCAACTCTATCTTCAACGCTGTTATATCTCATCATTCCAGTTTCTGGACTAGGATGTCTATTTGCGTTATTACCAACTGGAATAACAAATCCACCATTGCCTTCAACTTTAAAGTAACCAGTACCGTCTTGCTTTAATGTAGTGACAGCACCTTCTACAGTATTAGTTATCGTATTTCCGTTGAAACTAAAGTTTTCAATACTAACAAAACCACTACCGTTTGCTCTTAAATTTAGGTTTTCATTAGTAGTAATAGTTTCTAGTGTATTGCCACTAATAGCAATATCATCTACTTCTAGTCTGTTAATATCAAACCTATTAGCTGTAACATCCGCTACTAATGACCCACCAGCATAAAATCTTAGTGTATCATCATCAGCACCCGGAGTATTCTCAGCTGTAATGTATGTATCACGATCATCGTCATACACACCGCCTAGTTGGACCCAATTTCCGTCGTATGCTTCAAATACGTTTGAATCAGTATTGTAACGAATCATACCAGTAACTGGTGATCCTGGTCTTTGTGCTGTAGTACCTCTTGGTAGCTTAATAGCACCTGTACTATTTACAACAACATTTTGACTACTTGGGTCTAAACTAATATCGCCACTGTTGTTTGATACTATATTGCTGTTAAATGATAAGTCGTCAATTACAATAGATCCAGTACCATTAGCTGTAAAGTTAATGCTACCGTTACTAGTATTTGTAATAATAGAATTGTTATCAATAACAATGTCATCGATGATTGCTTTACCAACATTCATTTCAGCCCATGCTAAACTAGTTGTTCCTAAATCATATGTGTTATCAATGCTAGGTATAATATCACTATCAATTCTTGCGTTAATACTAATAGTATCTGTAGTTTCATCACCTAATGTAATATTTCCGCCAACTGTTATATTTCCTGTAACATCTAAATTACCAGTAATGTTAACGTTGTCTAATAAATTAATTGCTCCAGCACTAGAGTTAATATTTACATCACCGCTTGTACTACTAATTGTGTTTCCACTAATTCTTATGTTTCCGCTTTCAACTTTTGTACCATCGATAATAGTTGTGTTTGTTCCGTCTGTAAATGTAATACCTTGGTTGTTATTAAACAAAAACTCTGCGTTAGTAAATGTTACTTCGCCTGTTTCTTGATTAATTCTAAATAAGTCACCTACTCTAAAATCACCTTTGTGATCAACTGTACTAAAATAAATTTTAGCATTACTATTATCAACTACTTCGTTTGCTTGAATTACTGCTGTAGGATCATTGCTAACATCTTTACCTGTGCCAATATACGCAAGGTTCATTCCAATTGCGTAAACAACTGATCCTGGACCTGTGCCGTGAATTCCGTAGTTACCGTAAACACTAGCACTAGCAATACTTCTAATTTCTCCGCCGAAATCACTAGTATCAATTAATGTTAATGCTGTTGCTGTACCGCCGCCACTGAATATAATGTCTTGAATAAACGTGTCATCGTCAGTAATAATTTGTGATCCGTTATCACCATTAAAATCTAATTTTAAAACTGTATATTGATCAACTACTGATTCAGCACTAGGTTTTGTAAATGCTGTGTCTTCACCTATGCCTTTTCTAATTCTAACATCGTCCATTCTTCCGTCATAGGCTTGTGAAGTACTGTAAGTTGCTCCTAATGATAATGGCTTAGTTGTTCCTAAATCTACTGCGCTTGTTGTAGTTGCTTGTACTGCTCCGTCAACAAACAGTGTTAATGCTGTTCCTTTTCTTGATATCATAATATGATACCAAGTAGTATTAATTAACGTAATAGCTGGCGCTAGTACATTTGTATTTCCAATAGCAACCTTAGGTTGTCTGTCAACTGTGTAAAAATGTAACGCACTATCAGTGTCAGATCCAGCTCTCATATCAAATTTAGTTTCTGTACCAGTATCGTCGGAAATATAAATCCAACCTTCTATACTAAAATCACCTGTACCAAATCCAAAATCAGTTGCCGTTGTTAATGTAAATCTGTCACCAACTCCGTCGAACAACCCTGCCGCTGTACCAAACTTTTTAATGTTTGTTGCTATTTGAGCATTTCCTACTGCTGTAACAGTTTTTTTACTTCTACTTAAAGGTGTAATAAATCCGGTTGCGTTACCGTCAATAGTAACTTCGTTTGTTCCTACGCTTTCGATAGTAGATTGTGCTAGTTGTGTTCCGCCTGCGTCGTTAAGTGTAATTGTTTGTCCTGCCGCAACAGCTGAACCTGTAAATCCGCTATATTTAATTCTTGTCTTACCGTCACCTTTTAATCCTGCTGTTCCTTCTAGTATTTCAATACCTTTGTCAGCAAAGTAAGTAAAACAGTTTAACCATTCTACTCTTGATCCGTTAGTAACTTTTAGTCCACTAACACCCGGTGTAATAAATGTAACACTGTGAAACAACATTGATGCTTCATTTGAATTACTATCAGCGACTTCACCATCAACCAATGCGCCACGACCAGCATCGCCGCTATCAAAACCTCTTGGGTCTAAGTTACTTGTAGTTGTACCTTTTGTAATTACACTTACATTTCTAATATAAGGTGATCTTGTGTAAACACGCATGTTATTTACAAATCTAAATCCATATCCTGTATCAGCACCGCTATTATAAAAGAAGTCTTTAATTGTAATGTCTTCAACTGTTGTGTCGCCGTTTAATTGAAAAGCATCATTACTTTGAGTTCCGCTTGTTGGACTAATTTCTACTGATCTTAAACTATGTCCTTTTACAGTTACTCCTACTGGAACAACTAAAGGAAATGCTTCTTGATATTGACCCGGATAAATGTAAACTGTATCATTCATACCAGCAAGTTGTAAGGCTTTTGATATAGTTGCTACTGGATCTTGCGGATGAGTTCCTGTTTGTGAATCTGAACCTGTTGATGCTACATAGACAATGTTGCCTGGAATACTAATAAGATCAATACTACCAAAGTCTAGGTCATTTGTAGTAAGTGTATTAGTAGTAACGTTAGCAAAATAACCAGTTGCCCAACGTTTATTTGCGTCACCAATATTATAAGTGTTGTCGATATCTGGCATAAGATCACTAGCAATATCTGCGTTAATAAAGATATTATCTGTGTCACTATCACCAATTGTAATATTACCATCAGCACTAATGTTTCCAGTTGCATGTAAGTTACCATCAACTTGTGTATTACCTTGGATGTTAACATTACCAGTACCGTTTGCTCTAATAAAGAGGTCGCTGTTTGTATTTGTGTTTTCTAAGAAACTATTATTAATTTCTAAATCGCCAACCAAAACTCTGTTACCAACAATAGTATTATCTGCTGTTGCTATACTAAATTCTTGTGCTGTAGTTGAAATAGTAGCAGTGTCACCGTTAATAGTAACATTACCAATATTGAATATGTTATTTGTTATTTCTAGATCTGTAACTCTAGCTTGACCAACAATGTCTAGTGCGTATTGAGGACTAGTGGTTTTTACACCGATTCGACGGTTTGTTACATCTAAGTATAATAAGTCTGTCTCAAAGGCTAAATCCGTCCCATTACGTAGGAGGTTTTCCTTTAAGAGAGGACCCGATATGCGACCAATTGCCATCTTCTCTCCTAATACGGGGATCCTGTCCCTCTAGCCTAATTTTCAACATATTGTTCTTTGCCGGCTAACCACAGTTTGTCCAGCATCGGGTTGGTCGACCCTCTTTGATGCATTAATATTATTTAGCTGAAAAGAGAAATTAGTCTAGTATAAGGTTGAATAAGTACGCTAATTCTTCAACATCACTAGTAGCAATACTTTCAACTTCACCAGCTGCATTAATCCAGTTAGATCCGTTCCAAGTTTCAAGATATTCTAGTGTTAAATTATATCTAGTATGTCCAACTTCTGGTGATGAAGGACGTTGAGCAGTTGTACCTTGTGGAACAACCATACCGCTTACATTATCAATTTTTAGAAGCGCATTTCCAGTCGCATTAGTAAGTGTAAACTTAAAGATTTGATTAGTTGTATTATGTAAGTTACTATCTTTAAAATCAAAGAATCCGTCATCTACAATAGTTTTACCAGTTCCGTTTGATCTTAATATACTGTTTCCACCTGGGACATCATTACTAACTACATTGCCGTCGATACTAAATTTATGATTACTACTAAATCCATTTGATTCTAAAAGTGTTCCGTTAAGTGTATGATTTGTTTGTCCTGCTGTAACAAAATTAAACTGATTATTTGATAAGTCTAAGTATGTGTCTCTGTCAGTATCGTAAATCCCACCTAATGAAACACTACCAGCAGTTTCAACACCTTCAAATGTTCCGTAATCTGTATTGTACCGTAACGCTCCTGATATAGTTGGTCTTTGAGCTGATGTTCCTGTAGGTAACGAAAGTGTTCCTGTAGAACTTATCTCTAAATTATGCGTAGGAGCGAATTCAATATCTCTAGTTGTGCCGCCTAAATTATTTGTTACACTTGTCCAGTAATCAATTGATGGTTGATTAGTAATTGGCAATTTATAAGTTGCGTTTGTAGCAATAGCGTAACCTGCCGTATCGTTATTAGATAATAACAAACTATTATAATGATCAAACAATGATGTTATAGTTGCTGAACGCCAGGCTAGACTTCCTGCTACTGCCGCTGTAATTAGATACAAATATTCATATACTAAGTTATCATAAGAAAGTCCTGTAGCATCAGTATACCAAGCAAATGGAGGATAGTTATATCCTGCTTGTCCTCCTGCCTGGTATCCGCCACGTGCGGCATCCATAGCAGTAGTAAGTGTACTTACTCTAGTTTTACTTAAATCTGGATAGATAGTTGTTATTTTTGGTACAAGTAGATCTTTAAAAATCTTTTCTTGTACTAAGTTTCTATTTGATCCTGCGCCGTCTAATTGATAGCCATTCATTTCGTCTTGATGAACAGCAAATGATCTGTTTACAGCAAACGCACCTAAACTTGATGCTAGTGTTGATTCTTCACTAGCGTCAGCATATACAATTATAGCTGTTAATCCATCTGAGAACTCAGCGTACAATGTAGCATCATCTGCTACTCCGTCAAAGTTATTATCTAAGTAACTACCTAACAAACTTGCGGCATGTTGTACTGCTTCGTCTGTTACTGTTGCTGTGCCTAGTACAGGAATTCCTAAAATAGTAGTGTACTTTGGTAATATAGATCTTAAAGAAAGATAGCCTGTAAATATTCCTGGGTATCCATCACTTGTTGAATCTCCAACAATAAATTCACCTTCAGGACTAAATTTACTAATAATTTTATTATCTTTAAATTCTAAATTTTCAAATCTAATTTTGTCAGGAGCAACTAAATTTAAATTTTCGTTAGAAACATTTGTCCCAATAGATTGATTTGAAATATCTACACTATCAAAGTTTGCTGTTGTAGCGTAAACATTTTTCCATCTTAATGTTGATGATCCTAAGTCTAAACCGTCTGCTTTATATGTACCGGGTTGATGTCCTAAATGTACCCAGCCATTTGTAGCATCTGATGCGTTACCTAATAAAACTAATTGATCTCCGACTGCTTGTGAAATATACGTAATTAGAATTGCATTTGTTAATCCGTTTAAGCTGTGCCAACCTACAGTAAGTCCAGGAACGTTTAGTGCGGCAATTCCTGCAAAGTAATTTCTTTCATCTTCACCTGTTGCGTTATATGTGTACGTGGTTCCGTTTGCTGTAAGCGAATATGTTTTTGGATATGTAAAATTAGGATCACTTTTATCACCGTATAACTTTAGTATTCCATCGTTATTTCCTGGTTCAAAGTCTTGACTTACATTTGTATCAAAGTCTACTGTATCTGTAGGCGCATCACCTAATGTTGTTAATGATCCTCCTACTGTAAAGTTTCCAGAAATATCAACTTGAGGAGCAACTACATTACTTGTAAAATTAATATTTCCAACAGCATTTATATCTAAATTAGAAACAGTAGTTTCTATATTATTTCCAGCTATTGCTATATTTGCTAATGATATTTGTCCTGGTTCTAATGTTACTACATCATTGTTGTTTCTAATTTGTACTCTAGTATTACTAGCAAAAATACTTTCAACATCAAAACTAGTTCTTTCATTTTCGAGATCAACTAAAAATTTATCTCCAACTCTAAAATTTCCTCTTTGATCTTGTGATGTAAAGTAAATTTTTGCGTTGTTAGTTTCTGTAATTTCGTTTGCTTGTATTGTCTGTGTATTATCGTTAGTAACATTTTTTCCTGAACCTATATACGCAAAGTTATGATTAATTGCGTAGGCTAAACAATCAGCGCCGTCTGCTACAATGCCTTTGTTTCCATAAACACTAGCACTAGCAATCATTCTAAGCTCAGCACCATATGCTGTTGTGCCACCTGGTAATGTTCTACCAGTTCCTTGTTCTAGTTTAATTGATGTTTCAGCAAAGTATGTAAAACTATTAAGCCATTCAACTTGTACACCGCTTTTAAGTACTAGGCCTGTAACACCCGGTGTAATAAAAGTAACACTATGAAATAGCATACTTGCTGATCTACTCGTTGATGCTACTACGTTTCCGTCAACTAATGCTCCACGTCCTGCGTCAGCACTATCGTAACCTCTTGGATCTGAGACTGATGTAGTTGTGCCTTTTGTAATTACAGTAATATTTCTAATATAAGGACTTCTGCCAGGTTCTTGTTCAAATACTATATTGTTATAATTGTTAGCAAATTTAAAAGCATAACCTGTGTCACTACCACTGTTATAAAAGAAATCTTTAATTGTAAGATTTTCGATTGTAGTATCTACATTTAATAAAAAAGCATCATTACTTTGAGTAGCTGATGTTGGAGAAATTTCAACACCTCTAATGCTGTCACCTTGGATTGTTACTCCTTTAGGTACAGTCATTGGAAATTCTTCTTGATAAGATCCAGGATATATGTAAATTAGATCTCCGTCTTGTGCTACACTAAGAGCTTTTGTAATGGTGGCAAATGGACCACCTACATTACGTCCATCATTTGTATCGTTACCGTTACCATTACTAACAAATATTAATCCCACATCTTTTGTAAGTTCAATACCTCTATAAATAATTCCACTGGCATCTACAGTATCTGCGTTAAGTGTATCAACGTTGATTCTAAATCCTTTTGCTGGACCTGTACTATCGTCATCTTTACCTATATGGTATACATTGTCTAAGTCTGGTTCAATATTATTTTTAAATTCTGCTAGGAAACTTGCTGAGTCAGTACTATCATCACCAATAGTAATTGAACTTCCGCCATATGTAATATTACCTGTAGCATGTACATTACCTGTTACAGTAAGTGTACTACCTGTTTGTAGTCTTAATATTTTAGGAGCACTTCTAGGATAGTAATCAATTATATGTTGTTTTAAAACTTCGGGAGCTGGATGATCTCCTAATGTTCTTGATGCTGGAAATGCTTGTCCGCCGCCAAATGATGTGTTTAGTGTTCCTGTTTTTAAAACATCATCAGCTTGGATATCACCGTCTCTATCCCAATCAAAAACACTTAATTCATATGCTGTTGGATTTCCTCTTAATCTAATAGCATTTGCTTCTGCTTCTAATCTTGTACAGTCGTTGTCTGGAGAATCAACAGCATTGATTGGACCTGGATACCAGTATGTTCCGTAATTGCCAAGTGAATTCCAAACTGCTGTTTGTCCGTCGTAAACTTCTGGTTTAATACCTACACTATCGTTAGTTCCTAGTGCTTGTAATCCATCTCCTTTAACAGCAAAGTTATAACTACCAATACCGTTTGTAGTAATAAATCCTCCAGGATGTGTAGATTTAAGTGTAACATCTCCTGTACCGGTACTAATACCTGTTGTAGCAATAGTAAAATCGCCAACTTTTAAACTATTACGAAAAATAATGTCAGGATCAGTATTACCTGACGCTGTACGTAGTGTACCATTAATAGTTAAATTTCTAGGAGTAGTGGTTGTATTAATACCAAGAGTATTATCTCTTTTTACAACTAAGAGATCCGTGTCGAATTTAAGATCCGCTAATTCTCTTTGTAGATTATCTTGTAGTAGCTGACCACTAATACGAGCGACTTGTGCCATGTAGTTCCCCTAAGTTTACTACTTGTATTTATTACTTGTCGAAGTTATGTAGTACCTGTACAACTTTACCTGTCGGCACAGCACTACCAAATACTAAGTAATAACCGTCTGCGTATGGTGAATTAGGACCAGCTAAATTACCACCTGAACTTTGTTGAACTGTATAGTTTGTTGTTGCTAGTTGAAATACGTTCTCAATAGTAACTAGAACATTATTTTGTGAAATTGGTACAGGATAAAAACTATCTCCTGAATTTAACGGACCAAATACTGTTTCTGTTCCGTCACCATTACCTAAATTTTGTTGAACAATAGTAATAGGTTCTTTAAATCTAATTGGTTTCCAAGCACCATTTTGATAAACTTCAAAGTTTGACACATCGTTATTATAACGTAACATGCCTTCACCTGGAACAAAAGGTCTTTGTGCTTGTGATCCTTTTGGAATCGTCATAGCACCTGTTGTGTTCATATCAATTAATCCTAAAGAATCAACGTTAACACCTTTAGTATCTGCGTTAACTCCTCTGGATGTTGTTTGTGCTTTTAAAAATCTCATTTACACTTCCAAATAACTAACAGTACAAACTAAGTTTGTTGGTGCTTGTCCTGATAAAATAATCTTATCTCCAGCTTCTAAAACTACTTTTTCTGTATCAAAAGAAAAAGTGTCTGCTCCCGCTACTTTTAAATTATTAACAATTTGGTTAGCGTTAGGATCGTCTGTACCTCTTGTTTGTCCTGCTGGTACAAAGTGCATATCAAACATTGAATCATTACTACCACCAGTATCTTCAGGCTGTGTGTTACATACCATTAACGCTGTAATAGCATATCTTTTACCGCCTGGCACTGTTAAAAGTGTTGTATCTGAAGTTTGTATTTTCTTGTTTACTATTGCCATTTGCTTCTTTCCTTAAAATAACATACTGAACATTAATGATCTATTAGTACTTATCAATTCATCTTCGTAGTCATATTTATTTTTATACCAAACGCCTGTATTTCCGACGTCTGGGTCTTTGCCGTATAATGCTATCTTACTAGGATCACTAGCAATAGCCGAACTATCGTCTTGTAAAGGCATTCTTAATATGCCATCTAATTCAACAAAAGCACTACCAACACTTGATAGCGTTAAGTTTCCTGCTGTTGTAGTAATTGTGCTATCTTGAAATTTTACACTCTCTAGTGTAATTTGATCTGATTTAAACGAACTTACTACTGCTCCGTCAATTGTAACTTTAAATTCACTTACTCCGCCATCAAGACTACTATCTAATAAGTTTAGAGCTGAGTCTCCACGCTGAATACTTTGGATTGTAATAGTTTGAATACCAGTTGTAATAGCATCGTCTACATATTTTTTATTAGGTAAATCATCATCGTCAGTAACTTGATTTTCGTAATCATTTGTTCCACTAACACTAACAACATTGTTTCCAGCATTAATTAGATATAAGTCGGTACCACCCGTTGTGATTGAATTTGTTTTAATGCCTCTTGTAGAATTGCTGTTGTCTTTAAAAACAAACGTTCCGCCTCTATTAGTTTGACTTACTGGATCATTATGTGTAGTATTTTCGTCAAATATCATAAAAGCATCGTCTGATGTGCCTCTATCAATTTGAATACCTGCTGTATTTAATGTAACACCGGCTCCAGTTTCTCCGCTGTTTACAACAATAATATTGTCTGTAATATTTAAATCCGCAGATGAAACAGTTGTTTGTGTACCGTTTACTTGTAAGTTACCTGTTAGAATAACTGTACCAAGTGTGGCACCAGTATCAAGTGTAATAGTTCCAGCACTTGCTACTTTTATTTTATAGTTACTATCTGATACGTTTAAAATTTTTGACATTTATGTTTCCTTAGCAAACAATGTAGGGGATTGCTCCCCTACACTATTAATTCATTATGCGTCTTCTGTGAAATCGTCGTCGTCAGTACCTGATAATGTGTTATCATCACCAGCTTCTTCCATTCTAACAATGCCAGCCGCCGCTGAACCTGTTAGAGCGTATTGTAACGATGTTCCTGCTAATGCATTTGACCCAGTAGCACTTGGAGATGCTAAAGTTACTTTGCGCCCTGAAATTTTACTTACTCCATAAGTTTCTGAATCTGAACCTTGTACTGAAATTGACATTTCGCCTGCTGTTAAAGCGGCTGGTAATTTGCCAGTTGCAAGTGTGCAAGTAAATTCACCACCTGTACCAATTTCTTCTACAACAAACTTTTTAGTTGCTTTTTGTTTTACGATGAAACCTTCTTTAACGGCTGTGCCATTGTGAAAGTTTACTTTGATTTCGTTTCCGCCTGCTGTAGGGCCTGCGCCTGCTACACCAAACAATTTTTTATTAAGTGGTCTTCCCATTTTTTTTCTCCTATAAAAAGTAGTCCAATGCCCGTTCTATGAGCTACGCTGTGGGTACAGCATAAGTCCGCCTTGCGGCACACTATCTGACACAAGTATTTATCAATTAATAAGATTAAGGAAATTTAGTCAAGAAAAAAGACACCGAAGTGCCTTTTTAAAAAATAAGCAAAATAGGTAGGACTTGGTTACACCTACAAGCACGTACCCGAATACCATTCTAATACGTACAACCTAACCCCGCTAGTGACTGCGATGTGATACTGCGTATTTCTACTACAGCACCTGGG